GTGCCGGGGGGCTGCGCGGCTGCTGGCAGGGCGGCGGCAATGGCAACGCCACCCGCGCCGACAGCCAGCGCCCGCGTCATCTGCCCCGACAGGTCGGTGATGCGCGACAATGGACCGGATGTGTTGGCGGCAAGCCCCTGATCCAGCCCGGCCATGACAAAGCCGCCCAGCCCGGCGAAGACTCGGGAGGGTGAATGGATGCCCAGCTTGGCCTTGAACCAGTTGGCGACGGAACTGGCCGCGCCGACGATAGTGGATTTAAGCGCGCCGAGCATGCCCGTCACGCCATTGATCAGCCCCTGGATCAGGTTGCGCCCGATTTCGGTGAAGTTGAGCGAGCGCAGATAGCCAAGCGCAGGCATGAAGGCGCGGATCAGCAGACCAAGGGGATGAAATTTCAGGAAAGCATCGATCAGGAAGCTGATCGCACTGCTGACCATGCCTTTGATGTCTTCCCACAGCCCGCTGAACCAGGCGGAAATCGCGCCCCAATTGTCGTAGATCAGATAAGCGGCGGCTGCGACCGCAGCGATGGCCGCGACGATCAGCAGCAACGGCCCCAGGGCGATTCCCAACGGGGCGGCGGCAGCGGTCAAAGCGGCAAATGCCAGCGCAAGGCCGCCCAGCAGGATCAGCAGCGCCGCACCTGCACCCAGGAAAATCATGATGCCCTTAGCCAGCACCGGGTGATCCTGTGCCCACCCTCGCATGGCGGCGGACGCGGACCTAATATAGCCCGACACCGTGACGACAGTCGGCAGCAGGAACTGCCCCATCGTTGTGTTGAGCGCCGACAGTCCGTTGGCAGCAAGCCCAGCCGCTCCTTCGCTCGTGGCGATGGCCGACAGAAATTCCTTGTTCATAGACCCGGCATATTTGCTGCGGTCGCCGACCATGTCGAAGTTGGTTTTCAGCTGATCCAGGCTGGTCAGCATCGGCGCGATGGCGGCAATGCTTTCGGACCCGAACAGCTGGGTCAGGAGTCCCGCCTGCGCCTCTTTCGGGAGCTTCTGGATCCGCTCCAGGACGTTGGTGATCGCGCCGCCCGCGTCCTTCTGCATGTCCTTCGACATCTGCACCGCGTCCAGCCCCAGCGCCTTGAACGCGCCCTGCTGCGATTTCGTGGCCGCTTCTCCCTTTGTCAGCGCCAGCATCATGTTCTTGATGCCCGTCGCGCCGACTTCCGATTCCACGCCGACACTGGACAGCACCTGGCTCATCGCCGCGATCTGTGAGGCCGCGAGGCCGCCGACCTTCCCCAGCGGGCCTATTCGCGTCACCATGTCGGTCACAGCACCGACATTGCCGCCAAAATTGTTGGTCAGCGCGTTTATCTGGTCAGCCAACGCCACCACGCCATCCTGCGGCAAGCCGAAAGCGGTGCGCCACTTCGCCATGGCTTCGCCCGCCTGCTCGGCGGTGCTGTCGAACGCCACGCCCATCTTGGCCGCATCTTCGGCGAAGCGCATCAGTTCCTCACGCGGGACATTGGCGCGGCCAGCGGCGGCGACGATCTGCGCGATGCCCTCCGCCGCCATCGGGATCCGCGTGCTCATGTCCAATATGTCGTTCGACATCTGGTTGAAGGCTTCGGGCGTGGGGAAATCAACGACCTTGCGAACGTCCGCCATGGCGCTTTCCAGCGTCATCGCCTGTTTGGTCGCCATGACGATCGGCGCGCCAGCGGCGGTGCCAGCGGCGACCATGCCAAGGCCCATGCCCGTTGCCTTCTGGCTGACATTGTTCAGCTTTTCCGAATTGCGGTTGGCCTGGTTGACCTTCTCCAGCTGCGCCGTCTGTTGCTTGAGCGCGCGGTTCGCCTCGGCAGTGCGATTGGCCAGGCGATCCTCATGCCCGGCCAGATCCATGACATCGACACCGGCGGCCGACAGCTTGGCCGACAGTTGCTGCAATTCCGTGCCGCCCTGGTCGATCCGGGCCGCCAGCTGGGCCGACTGTTTTTCCGCCCGCTCGAATTCCATGCGCAGCTTCTTCGTCGGCTTTTCCGTGGCCTCCAGCTGGGCGCGCAGCTGGGCCAGCTTTGCCTGCTGCTCCTGATAGGCGCGCGTGTCGTTGGCGAAGCGCGATTCCGCGGACTTGTAGCTGCCGACCTGCTTCTGCAAGGCACCCAGCGATTTCAGTTCGTCCTGCGTCTTGGCCAGATCCCGGCGCGCGGCGGACGACGCGCCGGTGATGGATTTAAGGGGCGATGTGACCTTGTCGAGCGCCTCAAGAATGATCTGCAGCCGAAGATTCTTGTCCGCCATTATCGCTTTCCGGGCTTTTCAGGTGGCTTGGATCGACGGGCGGCCTGTTCGCGCCAGCCTATCAGTTCGGACAGGTCCATCCCGTCCATGACGGCGGGCGACCAATGGAAGATGATCGCCACGTCCGCCATCGCGTCATCTACTGATCTAGGACAGCCTGACGCTGCGACTTCTGCAGCAAAAAACCGCCGATCTCCGCGCCGCAGGCCAGCAGGTCCGCCGGTTCCATATTGCCGACTTCCGCTTCGGTCAGCGGGGGCACGGTGATGCGGGGCAGGATTTTGGTCAGGGCATCGACCTTCAACTGCCCCAGATCGACCAGCGACAGCCCGCGCAGTTCCCCGGACCGGGGCTTGCGCAGCTGCAGTTCCTCGATCGCGGTTTCGCCACGCGCGATCGGCGTATCGAGCGTCACGGTGCGGAAAATGGGGGCGTTGGGTTCGCTCATGATACTCTCTCAGATTTCGGGGAACGGACGGCCCGACGACGCGCGCCGGGCCGAAGGAATTATTAAATGCCGATGGAGGCGCGCAGCTGTGCGTTGCGGTCCACGCCGTCCACGATATCGACCATGTTGATCGGATCCTGTTCGATCAGCGTGCGGCCATTCCAGACCAGCTTGTAATAGGCGACGGCCATGGTCATGCTGAATTCACCGGCCTCGCCGACTTCCTGATCGCCTGGATCAATCTCGGAATAGCGGCCACGCACGATGACCTCGATCGTATCGACCGCGCTGCTGTCGTCCTGCTGATAGGATCCTGCGAAGCGCAAATAGACGCCGTCAACCGTGGGCGTGCCCCACTGGCGCAGGACATCACGAACCGGGCCACCGAAGGTGGCGGACAGTTCCATGGCCTCCATGCCCATGTCGATCTGCACTTCGCCGCTCATGCCGCCGCCGCGATACCCTTCCATTTTGCGTGTCAGTTTCGGAAGGGTGACGGTCTTGACCTCGCCGCCATAGGCAAAGCCTTCATTGTAGAAATTCATGTTCTTCAGGATGCGGGGCAGTCCCATCGCTGGCTCCTATGGATTGAGGGGATGAATGCGGGGCGGGATCAGGCCGCTTCGGCCAGCTGGCTCGCGAAGTCCGCGAAATAGCTGTCGGTGATGCGCTGGTTGAAGCCCAGATCCTCCAGCGGCGGCGGCACGGTGTAGTCATAGTCGATGCGCAGCTTGCCTGCTGAGAGGCTGGCCGTGCTGTTGTTCGCTTCATCGAACCATGCGTTCGCGCCCAGGATCACGCCTGCCGCCTTCAGCTGGCGGAAGAAGCCGTTGATGGTTTCGATGATGTCCTTGGCCAATGCCTTGGTCAGCGGCTTGTCGATCGCCCACATCATGCCATTGACGATCGTGTCGGCCAGCAGCTGCGCGACGCGCACGGTGCTTTCGAAGGCGAACAGCGGCTCATCGGAACAGGTGCGGTTGCCCCAGAAGCGATAGCCGCTGTCGGTGCGGATCAGGGTCGTTACTTCCGACGCATTGAGCAGCCCGGCTTCACTGTCCTGATCTTCAATATCCCAATAGATATCCTTGGTCAGGCCGACGACGCCCTGCACCGCGACGTTCGACAGCGTCTTGTGCGGGCCGACCGTTTCATCGATCAGCGCGCGCAGGCCCATGGCGCGGGCGGCGGCATGGCTGGTGACGTTCCCTTCACTGCCGACGTCCCAGGCAAGGAAGTCGGGCATCAGCAACATCAGTTCGCGCGCCGCGAAATTGGCGCGGTAAAGGACGGCGTCAGCCACGGTTTCACCGATGGCGCGGGCATAGGCAAAGCCGCGCAGTTTCTGCGCCACCACCACAAGCGCGGCGGTGACCGCCTGCGTATCCAGACCGGGCGCGCCGATGATCTTTGGTTTGACCCCCAGCTGCGCCTGCGCGGCCAGCAGCGCCTGCATGCCGGACTTCTGCCCATTGGCGTCGGTGGTGCCGATGACGTTGCTGGTGGTCTCTGCGTCGTCCGCGCCTTCTTCCACGCGGACGACTACGACGATCGGGCGGGCCTGGTCAGCGATGGCGCGCAGGGACAGGGCAAGCGTGCCGTCCGTCCCGGCCGCGCCGGTGGCCGTTTCGATATTCGTGATCAGCGCAGGACGGTCGAGCGGGAAGACCGCATCGTCCGCGTCGCTCGCCGTCGCGACAATACCGATGACCGACGTGGAAACGGCGGTCAGGGTGCGAGCGCCAGTGGTGATTTCGGTCAGGGTGATACCGTGTTTGAAGGCCATGAGCGGCTCCTTGGGCTAGAGACTGAGGGGCAGGACGAGACGGGTGCGGGCATTGACGGGCGCGACATCGGTGCGCTCCGCGTCGATGGTGATGGTGGCGGAGCCGGGCCGATCGCCTGCGGCCAGGCCCACGCGGCGCAGGCGGATGCGATCTTCGTGGCGGGAAATGGCCACAGCCGTCGCGGCATAGACCCGCAGGATGTTCGCGGGCGTCATGGGCTGGTCGATCAGGTCCGGCAGCAGCGAACCATATTCGCGACGGCCAACGCGCGTGCCGATCGGCGTCGAAAGAATATCGGCGACCGATTGCTTGATATGGTCGAGCCCATCCAGCACCGCCCCGGAAGATCGCGCCATGCCCGCCATCAGACCGGCGCTCCGGTCTGGGCAGCGCCTGCCTGCACGCCGCCATGCTTGTGGTTCATCAGGCTGATGCCGCCGCCGGTGACGTCATCGGACGCGGTCACCGACCCGTTGACGGTCACGTCGCCACTGATCGTGACACCGCCAGGTGCGGCTATCGTCGCCGTACCGCCTTCGGGTAGGGTGACCGCAAGGACGTGGGTCGCGTGATTATAGCTGATCGACGCGCCATCAGGCATGTCCCATTGGACGACATCTGGATCAGCGGACGGTGGCGGATTGGCGTCGGAATAGAGGCCCAGCACCACAAAGCCGTTTTCCAGATCGCCTTCCGGGGCCAGTACGGCGCACTGTTCGCCCACAGTCGGCGGCGACCAGCAACGCATGCCGCCCGCGCGCTGCGCGATCCACGGCAGTTCGCCGGTGGTCAGGTCGCCAAGCGTAACGGTGCAGGTCGCGTTGGCATAGTCGACTGACGCGACAACGCCATATTGGATCGCTTCGCCGATTTGCTGGTCGGGATCTTGGGTATTTGCCATGCGCGGACCATGGCGCGCGCGCTCCATCCTTTCGCGCCCCTGCATTTGGACAGAAGGCTATCCAAATGCAGGGCGTTGCTGCACGACCGTAACTTCGCGGTCCGAGCTAAGGGACCTGTAGAATAGCATTCAAAAAAATGCGGCGCATCCGTTGCCGTTTCTGAAGCGTAACATCACATATCCTGGCGAAGAGTTTCTCGGAGTGAACAGTGTGAAGTATGTCCCGCCATCAACAAACGAAACAGCGTTCAACTGCCCTCACTGTGGGGCGCTCGCAAAGCAATTCTGGTCGCGACTTTACGCTGAGGGGCACAGGGATCAACACCCTTTGCCTTTGTTAATCGAAGCGGAACGCGAGTTTGATCCGGCCTTGAGGGGAGATGACCCCGAAGCGAATAAAGTTCTTGAAGAATTTTTCACTAAGATGAAGTCTCAGTTGCCATTCTTGGATGATAATAAGGAGCCTCTATACGGCATCCCTGTCCTGCTCAATGTAAACCTATCCAGATGCTACAATTGCAAAGATATCTCGCTCTGGCTCGCTGATCGGCTCATTTATCCTGTGAAAGGCGAAGCTCCTCCACCTAGTGTTGATCTGCCTGCGGATATCTTTTCCGATTACCTTGAAGCTAGCGCCATTTTGGATTTGTCTCCACGTGGGGCCGCGGCATTGGTGCGCCTGTGTATCCAGAAACTCTGCAAACATCTTGGGCAACCGGGCGAAAACATCAACGCTGACATAAAGGCGTTAGTAGCTGCGGGCCTCGATAGCCGCGTGCAAAAGGCGCTAGATGCGGTACGGGTCATCGGCAACAATGCGGTTCACCCCGGTAGTATGGATCTGAGCGATGACAGGGCGACTGCGGAGAGCTTGTTCAAGTTGCTGAACCTGATTGTAGAAAAAATGATTTCCGAACCTAAGCACGTTGACGAGGTATACGCTTCGCTTCCACCGGGGGCGCGGGCCGCCATCGAAGCGCGGGACAAGATATCATAAGCACCACGTTACGCTTAGACGCGAGATTGACGCCCTGCATCTGGGCAGATGCAGGGCGTTGCCCGTCAGGCATCGTTCGTTGGCAGCATGAAATTGCTGATCAGGACTTCGCCCGCCTTGGTGGGTTTGCCGCCGACGGAATAGGTCGTGCCGATCGCAGTGATGGTAAATCGCGCGAAGGTTTCGCGCACGCCCTCATTGTCGTTGAGGGACATGAGAAACCGGCCCTTGATCCCGGAAAGCTGCTCGGCCAGCGCCGCGAAATCATCCCGGCTGAAGACATTGGCGCCATAGTCCCGCTCGCACGCCCAATAGGGGGTGTCGAGATAGAAGAGCGCGCCATCGCGATCATAACGGCGAATGAAGTCGGCATAGGGCAGGCGCTCGATCACGACGGATTGCAGCCGGTCATGGACGTCGGCGAGCATCGGTTCGATCTTGCTTACGTCGAAGCGGGCGGGGGCGGACGCGTCGACGCCGAAGTTCCGGCCCGATACCTTGCCCCCGAACGCCAGGCGCTGGACATAAAGGAAACGCACCGCGCGCTGCAAATCGGTCAGCCGGTCGGGATCCTGCCCCAGCAGCCGTTCGAACTCGGCGCGGCTTGCCACGCGGAATCGCAGCATGTCGATCAGATAGGGATAATGTTCAGCCAGGCAGCGGAACAGCGTCGCGACGTCGCCGCTGATATCATTGATCGCCTCCGCGCGCGGACGGCGCGTGCGGCGCAGGAAGATGCCGCCCATGCCGACGAACGGTTCGGCATAGCTGCTGTGCGGCGTGGCGTCGATGATCGCGCAGATGCGTTTGGATAGGTTGCGCTTTCCGCCGATGTAACTAGCGACGGGCGAAACGGGACGGACGAGAACAAAAGGGGTAGACATGTAGGAAATCCTGCACGATGTCCCAACGCGGCATGCCACGGAGGGAACTCAAAAACGGGCGGGCGCGCCGCCCTGAGAGTGCGAGTGCAGGCTCGCGGTTTGGAGATGTGGGGACATCCCAAATCCCCTCCGTAAAGGGGAGGCGGCGGCGTTGATAGCCGCCGCGGGCTTTATTCGACGGTCGGTTCTGTCGTGGACGGTAGGTCAGGCTCAGGCTGCGGCACCGTGATAACGCCGAGACCGATTTTGTGGGCTACGCCCTGGGCGACTTCTCCGACGCGCAGTTTCGTGGCGGCTGCATCATAGGAGCCATCTTCCTTCAGTATGGCATTCACCTGCCGCTTGTGGATGACTTTGCCCTCTGTGAAGGTGACAGGCACCTGCCTGCTTTCTGGATCGAATTTGCCAATGGTGGTCTTCATGAGATCAATTCCTCCTGGATGTGAGCCTATTTACCGATCGATCGCCAGCGGAACGGGAAGCCACCCAGTGGGCCAGCGGCGTTGTAGATGCGGAAGGAGATGGGCCTACCGTTGCCGTCATACTGGATGTCGCGGACGGCCGTGTTTTCTTGCGCCGTGCTCGCCAAGGCCATCCCGTCGCCCGTCGGCAACACCCAGCTGTCATGTTGCGTCGGCAGGTTAACCGTGACGTAGGCGTCCTCGGTCACGATGTTCACGACGCCCCAGCATTCCTTGCGGCCCGATGCATAGACGATGTAGCCACCGTTCTCGACAAGGCTCTGCGCGACCACGCGATCATAGTCGCTGCCCTGATATCCATTGAGCAAATCGGCGTCGAGGCCGGACCCCGAGCCGTCATTCGATGCGCGCCACACATCGGCGATATCTGCATCCATGACCATGTTGCCGAGATCAAGGTTGTCAACCTGCATTTTCATCCGGGATCCCGACCACCCGATGAAAACGAGATTGCCCCCCTGACCCGTCCCGCCGCCTTGACGAACGGGCGTAAAGCCTAAGCGGGAGGGAATATCGGCGTAGAAGCTGCCTTGCTGTCCGTCCAACAGGTCAGCGTCCATTCCAGAGCCCGAGCCATCGTTGCCGGGATGCCAGACGTCCGTGCCGTTGATGCGGTAACCGCCCCTGACATCCCACCGGCCAGCACGGGCATCATAGAAGCCGTTGACAGTGCCGTCATAGGTCATGATCCCCAGACCATGCCAGACGTTCATTTGCAGGTTGTACAGCGCGTAGCCTGCACCGTCGCCGTTGCCGCCCTGTATTCCGTTGGTGCCCGCGCTCTGGAACGAGAGCGGGCCCTGCATCGTGTCACCTGCCTTGTTGATCGGAATGTACCCTAGGCGGGCCGTGATGTTTGAATAATAGCTGCCGTGCTGTCCATCCAGCAGGTCGGAATCTAGGCCCGATCCTGAGCCGTCATTTGAGGAGCGCCAGATATCCGCAATCTGCGCGTCGAACACGAAGTTGCCCAAATCGAGCCCATCAACCGTACCCTTCAGCCGTGAAGAGCCGTTCCAGCCGATGTGTACAACATTTGTGACTTGGCCGATGCCAGTGCCCATTCGAACAGGCGCATAGCCGAGCCGCGCGGGAACATCAGTGTAGAAGCTGCCCTGCTGGCCGTCGAGGAGATCGGCATCGAGGCCAGATCCCGCTCCATCGTTCGATACCCGCCAAACGTCTGAAATTTGGCCATCGAACACGACATTGCCGAGATCGCTGGCATCCACGGATGCCCTTAATCTACTACCGCTCCAGCCAATCTTCACCGTATTGCCCAGCTGCGCGTTGCCGGTGCCCTGCTGCACCGGCGTGTAGCCCAGACGGGCCGCGATGTTGGAGTAATAGCCGCCGTCCTGCCCATCGAGCAGATCGGCGTCGAGACCAGATCCGGCTCCATCGTTGCCGGGGTGCCAAATGCCCGCGTTACTCACGCCGAAGCGGGCATCCAGCCATGAAAAGACGGCATCCTTGACCATCTTGGCTGCTGGCACACGCGACGTGTCGAGCCCCGCAATCGACTCGGCCAATGTCGCCAGCTCCACCACGCCGATCTGCTCGGTAGTCGCAGGCGGGTTGAGAAAATTGGCATCGCCAAAGCTGATGTCGTTCGCGTCGATATCTTCAAAGCGGATGTCGATCGCCAGCAACATCATCGACTGCGCTGACTTTTCGAGGATCGGCGTCCCCTGCCCATAGACGGCGAAGAGAGTGCCATCGCCAAGATAGAGCCCAAGGCTGCGGACGGCAAAGACCGCCGTGCTTTCATCACGCACGATCATGTGAATCGTATCGTCGGCCACGACGTCACCGGACAGTGTGTTCAGACGCAGAAACTCTCCCGTCAGCGCGTTAGCTTCTGCTGTTGGCGTCCATGCCGTGCCAGACAGTCCCGCCTGGGCAATGACGACAGGCGCGGTGCCAGTGTTGGCGGCGTTCACAAGAGCGGCGCGGCCTGCATTGGTGACGATGAAGGTAAAGGCCATGATTCCTCCGCTCAGGCCGCCGGTGCCGTGCAGGACAGGCGGGCGTAGATGGTCGGGCGAACCGCTGCGA